GTGACCAAAAGTTGTAGCTAAGTATTACCTACAACTTTTGGTCACTTGTGGTCATTAAGATTTTTGGGAGGTGAAGGGATCTTTAGTCCCAAAGTTCCCAAAAATCTTAAGATCACTTTTTCACCGTGACCATTGATTTTCCAGTGTCCGTTAAAGATACGTCGGAAAAAGGGGTGTTGTAGAGTTTCCTAAAAATCACAAGCGCGAAAAAAAATATTCTGAATTTGTTGGTAGTAAAATTCATAATTTAACTAAAATGAAGAATATTGTTGATAAAGCGATTGATAAGTTAACGAAGACATGCCGAGTTCAGTTCAAGCACAGAAAAGCGGTCGCAAGAAGCGCAACAGAGTGCTTGGAATCGACGATGAGGCCACTGAGTCCACTAACCGTTCCGCAGTCAGTACAAGGCGAGACGTTGTTAGTAGATCTGACGGAGGAACACCCGAGGGAGAGTCTAGTGCCGATTCAGATGAAGGAGATAATCAACCTGACGGAGAGCAGCGACGAGGAAATGCTAGATTACGACTTCGGTCAGGAGGAACAAGAGAACCAAGATCCAGAGGATGGTGTATTACAGTTAACAACTGGACTGAAGAGGATGAGAGACTCCTCCGAGGACTCTACGACACTCAAGGAGCGACCTTTGTTGTCTGGCAGAGAGAGATCGGCGAGCGAGGCACGAAGCACCTGCAGGTATGTGGTTTGAATTGATGTAATTTAATTAAATTATTTATATCAATTCCTACTAACATACAGGCGTATGCGCGATTCACTAACAAAGTCGGGTTTAACTTTTTGCGAACGTATCTTGGAGGACATTCCGCTGATTTCAGAGCTCATCTCGAAGCTGCAAGAGGTTCGCCCCTCGACAATTTTAAATATTGCACAAAGGAAGATAGTAGGGATAGAAGCAGCGATACAGGGCCATTTGTGTTTGGTGAAGAACCTAAAGGGCAGGGTCGACGAAGCGACATTGAAACAGCTGCAAATTTGGCAAGAACATCTGGAGACATTAGCCAAATTATCGATCAGTTCCCTGCTACTTTTGTGCGATATGCACGAGGACTTTCTGAATTGTGTACTTTCTACTCAAAGCCTCGAAGATTTAAAACTATGGTGCATTGGTTCTATGGGGCGACCGGAACTGGAAAATCTCTTATGGCACAACAAGAATGCGAGCGGTTACTTGGCATGGACAATGCGGACCCATCACGACTTGTAGAGGGACCGATGTCTCGACCATATTATAAAATGGGCGGTAATAAATGGTGGAATGGTTATGTAGGTCAGGAATATGTTATCATTGATGATTATAGGCCTGACTTATGTACTTTTTCTGAATTATTGCGTTTATTGGATAGATATCCTTATAAGGTCGAGACAAAGGGAGGAGTGGTGGAGTTTTGCGCGAAGCATGTGTATATCACGTGTCCTAAAAATCCTAATGATATGTGGTGCAATCGGACTCCGGAAGATATTCAACAATTAGTTAGGAGAATTGAAGAAATAAAATTATTTGATAATCACGTATTTAATACTTTAGTTATTTCATAATTTAAATAATACGAGATATATTTTTTATTTCTTTTTATCTGTTGTTGAATGTCGAAACGAGCCAGACATACATATTTTGATGATGCAGGGCAGCCTACTTTTGATCGCAAGAAGTGGTTGGCTCGCAAGATTTCGATTGCGACTTCAAAGAAATTTCCTTATAAGGATTTTGGGACTGCTCACTATCAGCGTGGTACTGCTGATAATATTGCGCGTTTTGGTGCAACGTACAAGAGCGCCGATGCAGAGCAGAAAGCTCTTAGGAAAGCCGTAGGATATAGTGGCAAGGGATTATACATGGGTCACGGTGGATTTTTTAGCGGTGCTAAGAGACTATGGAGGAGTATTCCTAAACCTTTAAGAGCCATCGGCGTTGGAGCAGCAAGACAAGTGGCGAGTCATTATTTAGGTAGCGGAGCATATAATAATTCAAATAATTTAATGGTAGGCGGAGCTATTCAAGATCATTTATCTAACAGTATTCCTCAAATGGAATCATCTGGTGACGAGACTGGGTCAGTTAGAATTGTTCATCGTGAATATGTCTCTGACGTTTATGCTCCTGGTACACAAGGTGGTTCAGCTGTAGCTTTTCAGAATACGACTTATCCTTTAAATCCAGGATTACAAAGCACGTTTTTATTCCTGTCGCAAATTGCACAGAATTTTGACGAGTATGAATTTGATCAACTTATTTGGCATTTTAGATCGACTACCACTGATATTGGAAACAGTACAACTGGACAATGTGGTACGATTATAATGTCTACTAACTATAACGCTGCATCGCAGCCTTTTGTAGACAAACAAGCTATGCTTGAATATGCCCATTCACATAGTTGCAAAGTTACTGAGCATATGAGTCATGGTGTTGAATGCGACAAAAATAAAATTGCTTTGGCCAATACTTTGTTTACAAGATCTAATCCTGTTGTAACAAATCAGGATTTAAAAACATATGATCACGGTTTATTTCAGTTAGCGATTGCAAATTGTCCATCAGCTTATAATGGTTTACCTATTGGTGAGCTGTGGGTTGAGTATCGCGTAACTTTAAGGAAACCGAAATTATTTACATCGCGTGGTTTGGAAATTGACAGCGATATATTTACTGTAAGTAATAATGGTCTCGTAGGCACTACAACGCAGGATGCTCCACTTGGAAAGAATAGTCTTGGTATTTTGAAGGGACAGCAAAATAACATAGGTACTTTAGTTACTACAGATGCAAACGGTGTCATTACAGTTTTATTGCCAGCTTCATATACTGGTCCTTTGAAAGTTAAATTGGTTTGGGCCACTAATTCTACCTCTACTGCTGTTGCTGCTGGTTTAATGAGTGTTGTCTTAACCGGAAGGTTGGCTCAGATTAATGATATTTACACAGGCACAGCTTTTCAAGGTAGTGAACCCCTGTGGTATGCGTATGCACCTTTGGGTTCTGGTACTTTAGCAGTGGCCGCGAAATTTTCTTACTTTCATGAGTTTCATGTATATGCGAGACCAGCTGCGTTTGGCGTTGATAACAAGTTTACTATGACATTTGCAGGTGCTGTAGGAACTAATTTAGGTCAAGCGACATTATCAATTGAACAGTATCAAGCATTTGGTGTTGACAATGTTAATATAACAGCACCTACGTTTATTAATTCAAGTGGAACTGTCACGCTACCATAATTTAAATATGGATATGACAGATGAAGATATTGAGCGTATCTTACGACATACTTTACCTCCTGTAAGCCATGTTACAAATGAGGATATATTGTTTCAACCATGGTGGGATATGGGTAAAGGTCATGCAATACCTGATTATATGGCGAAAGATTTTAACAATCCGTTTGAATTTTATAAATATTTTTTAAGTAAAAACAATAAACGGTTTTTGTATTATTTAAGTCGCACATTTATAAAAAAATTTTCGTTTAATAAAGCGAAACGGTACGGAAGGAAGTGGAGCGAGGAAGGATGGAGAAAATTAATAGATTATTGTGACTATATTAAAAACAGTTTATCATTAAAAAAATATAATATAACGGTTAAAGAGCGGAATGAAATATTTGAAAAGATAATGGAAGATAATGGTTATTTTTTACCTTAATGTAATTCGTAAATAAAAAAATTAATTAATTCAAGCCAATTAACTCTTGGATTTAATATTTCAGATAATGCTTCATCTGGTCCTAAATTCTCAACCATTCTTTTAAATAAGACAGAAAATAACGCACATAAACCTCTGGTTTGCAATCGACCGAAGGGCGTGTCTGGGTTTACTGGTGAGTTATCGTAGGACAAATCTTTAAGTGCCCGTTTAATTTTTACATTACCGAAGCTATCAGGGCATATTCCATTTGGCCAAGCGTCATTGTCGTTCATATTCCAAGCATATTGTTCGCCATTTACTTTCGTTACATACATAGCATGAAGTAAATCTTTGCTTATTCGTACACCTCTTGGTGGGTTTCTAGCGAAAGTATAATTAAGTGATTGGAGTCTATACGAGAATGGTTGTCTTTTAGACATATTTAAATT